CTATTAGGAATAAAAGACAATACAGGGCTTGGAAACAATGCAGATGAAATAAAGACTGCATCCTTGCTTATGGATAACACCGTTATAAGACCGTTTCAGGAACTTTTAATAGATTGCTTTGATACTATACTATCTTACAATAATATTGCTTTAAACCTATACTTTATTACGTTACAGCCATTAGAATTTACTGATGTTGACAGAAGCGTACAAAGTGATGAAGAAATAGAAGAAGAAACTGGAATAAAAATGTCTACTGATCTTAAAGAAATAGACGGATTAGAAGTTTATGAAACTAAAGAAGAAGCAGAAAGACAGGCTGAAAAAATGGGATGTTCTGGTCATCACGAACACAAAGAGGGGGATAAAGTTTGGTATATGCCTTGTGAATCACACGATGAAATAGATTTAAAGAAACCTTGTCAAGCTGGATATGAGCAATATGGAATGAAAGTAAAAGGAGGACGTTTAGTTCCTAATTGTATCCCTATTAAAATGTCAAGTGAACTTGGAGAAGTTATATTAGAAAACTTAAAAGGAGAAGTTATTAATGATGAATGGGAACTTGTCGATGAATTACAAGAAGGTTCTGAAATTAGTGATGAAGATTGGGCTAATATATGTATTGATGAAAAAAAGAGTTTATTTCAACAACTAAAAGACGAAATTACTGCAAAACCAGATGGCTTTAGTTATTTAGATTCTAAAAACTATAAGATTAGATATAAATATGTTGTAGGTTCTAAAAAACCAAGTAATTCAACAAGAGATTTTTGTGAAAATATGATGCGTTTATCAAGATCAGGTATTGTCTATAGATTAGAGGATATTGACAAAGCGTCAAGACAAGGTATAAATAAACAATTAGGTCATAAAGGTAAAGCGTATGACTTGTTTAAATTTAAAGGTGGAATTTATTGTAGACATAAATGGATGAGACAATTATATAGGTTAAAGAAAAACACTAAACCTTCAAAGGATTTAAGCGACTATAAAAAAACAAGAACGATACCAAAAACATATATAAAGAATCCAAGAGGTACTAAACAATCAGAAATAGCACCTGTTAATATGCCTAATCAAGGAGCATACCCAAAATAGAAAACTATGGCAACAGCATTATTTATAAATAGAACCGACCTTGTTAGAAATTCCATAATAGATGGAAATGTAGATACTGATAAATTTATACAGTTTATCAAGATAGCACAAGAAATAGATATACAAAACTATACTGGAACTGACTTATACAATAAAATATCTACATTAATAGCTAATGGAGAAATTGATGACGTAGCTAATGCTAAATATAAAACATTACTAAACACCTATTTACAACCAATGTTAATATGGGCAGCTCAAGTATATTATATTCCTTTTGCAAGTTATGCTATAAAAAATGGGGGTGTATTTAAACATAGATCAGAAACAAGCGAAACAGTAAGCAAAAACGAAGTAGATTATTTAGTAGATAAGGCTCGTGAATTTATGGAATATTATTCAAGACGTTTTATTGATTTTATGTCATTTAATCAGTCAGATTATCCTGAATACACAAGTAATACAAATGATGACATATATCCTGACTATGACGCTTTATTTAATGGGTGGGTATTATGAGATATAAACCAAAACAAAAAAATATAGAAAAACTAAAAACGTTTTTAAAGAAACAAGAAAAAAATAAAAAATATGGCAAGTCTATTTAACACAAGAATATCAGATACTTATTCAGGGCTAATCAAAACTATTGATAATGCTGCCTTAACTTCAAGTTTAAAAGAGCTAACAGACGGTTCTGGTTTAGCAAGTGGCGTATTTATGAATACTGCAGGAGACTTTAAAGTTACTGCAATACTTGAATTTGGTTCTTTAAAAGATACAGGAGAAAACATTACAATAAGCAAGTTTGTAGATGCTGCAGATGGCATTGGAAACAACGACAACGATACTACAATACCAACGACTGCTGCAATTATTGATTATGTAGCTGCACAAATTACAATAGAAGATTTAGATTTTACAGGCGATACAGGTTCTGGTCAAATAGATTTAGATTCACAAATATTTGCAATAGGTGGAACAACTAACGAAATTACAACAGTAGCTTCAGGTCAATCAATAACATTTTCTTTAGATTCAACAGGTGTTAACTTACCTGATAATTCAACTGCTATCACACAAACAGCAGGAGATAATTCAACAAAAATAGCTACAACATCTTATGTAGATACTTTAGATGCTGCATCTGATTTAGATTTTAGTGGAGATAGTGGAACTGGCGATGTTAATTTAAACACACAAACATTCGCAATAACAGGTACTGCAAATCAAATAGAATCTTCTGCTTCTGGTCAAGGTTTAAGTTTACAATTCCCAAGTGCAGGTGTTACATTACCAAATGGTTCTGTAGCTACAACACAAAGTGCAGGAGACAATAGTACAAAGGTAGCAACTACTTCTTACGTTGATACACTTGATGCAGCTTCTGATTTAGATATAACAGATGGAACAAATACAGGAGATGTAAACCTAAATACTCAATCGTTAAGTATTTTAGGAACAGCAAACGAAATAGATAGCGTTGTAAGTGGTCAAAGCGTAACTTTAGGGCTACCTAATCAAATTAATGTAAACGTACAAGGTAACCTAACAGGAAACGTTACAGGAGACGTTACAGGCGATTTAACAGGTAATTCAGCAGGTACTCATACAGGAGCAGTTGTAGGAAATGTAACAGGAAATGTTACAGGAAATGTAACGGGAGACCTAACAGGAAATGCAGATACGGCTACTGCTTGGGAAACTGCAAGAGATTTATCTTTAACAGGTCAAGCAACAGGTACAATATCAAGTGTTGATGGAACAGGTAATGTAAGTGGTGCTGTAACGTTAGACAACAATTCAGTAACAAGTAAAGTATTAACAGGATTAACTTCTCCTTCTGCTTCAAGTGTTTTAGCTACAGATACAATAGTTGAAGGATTTGGTAAACTACAATCACAAGTAAATGGATTAGCAGGTGGTTTAAGATTTATAGGTTCTTGGGATGCAGATACAAATTCGCCAGTATTAAGTTCTGGTGGTGGAGAAGCTGCAAACGGAACAACAACAGGTGTTCAAGCAAATAAATTAATTGATAGTTCTGCAAGTTTTACTTCAACAGTAACTGTAGGAGATCAAGTAGTAAACCAAGTAGATGGTCAAACAGCATTAGTTTCAAACGTAGATAGTGATACAACACTTTCTTTAGATGCTGACATAATGTTAAGTGGAGAAGCATATACAATAGATAATAGTCCTTTTATAACACAAGGACATTATTATGTTGTAAGCGTTGGAGGTACTACTACATTAAATGGCGTTTCAAATTGGACTGTAGGAGACTGGGTTATTGCAGGAGCAAACAATCAATGGACTAAATTAGACCATAGCCAAGTAGATGGAACAGGAACAACAGGTAACTTAACTAAATGGAGTTCAACAAGTGTAATAGCAGATTCAATAGTTTCTGAATCAGGAAGTGCAATAACAGTAGATGGTTCATTAACAACAAATACTAATTTAAGTTCAACAGGAAACTTTGCAGTAAATACAGATAAATTTACAGTAGGTGCTTCAACAGGTAATACAGCCTTTACTGGAGATTTAGCAATCAATACAAATAAGTTTACAGTAAATGCTACAAGTGGGAATACAGCAATAGCAGGAAATATTAATTTAGATGGAAATATAATAGATTCAGGAGAATTAAGTATATATGTAAACACTTCACAAAGGGCACAATGGATTCAATCTTCAGGATATTCAATATTTGATGCAAATTCCCAAACAATGGCTATATTTAAAGGGGGCACTGATGACAGAAAATTAATTATTGGTTCAAATGGTTCAAACACATTATTAAAATCATCTGTAAATAGTACAAGTGCAAATGCAGGTTTTGAATTTCAAACAGGAACTACTACTGCCCTTACAATAGACACATCACAAAACTCAACTTTTGCAGGAAGTGTTGGAATAGGTGGTTTTCCAAGTGAACAATTTGAAGTTTTTAATGATAGTGCTTCTGCTGTAATAATGGCTAAAAGTTCTGCTTCAACTGGAGATGCTTATTTAATATTAAATGCAAGTGGTACTGGAGCAGGTAGACAATCAAAAATATTTTTTGGAGATAGTGCAGATTTAGATGTAGGTGCTATTGATTATTTACACGATAGCGATAGTATGCAAATTAGAACAGCAGCAACTACAGCCTTAACAATAGATAATTCTCAAAACTCAACTTTTGCAGGAAATGTAGGAATAGGAGGAACTTTAGCTAATAAGAAACTTTATGTTTTAGGAGATACAACTAACTATCAAATATTAGCAGAACAGCCGTCTGGATATGCAGGTTTAAGTATTAAATCAACTACAGTTGCTCAAACTTGGAGTTGGTTAGCAAATGATAATGGCAGTAATTCTGATTTATTACTTTATGGTGGTGCAGCAGCAGGAACTAAATTAACAATAGACAGTTCTGGCAACGTAGGAATAGGAACTGATTCGCCAAATGTTAGAACTGAAATTAAAGCCAGTGTAAATGGAAACCCAGTAACAAGTGGTCAAACACAAACTAATGGAGCGTTAAGGGTTAGAGGTTCAGCAACAAATGTTTTAGATATAGGACAACAATCTGCAGCACCTTATGGAATGTGGATGCAAGTAAGTGAAGCTACAAGTTTAGGAGTAAATTATCCTTTATTACTTAATCCAAATGGAGGAAACGTAGGAATAGGAACTACTTCGCCTTCTGATAAACTTTCAGTTTACACAACTACTGATTATGGTAATAACTCCGAATATGCAAATGCCACTATAGGTTTAGGAAACCAAACATATCCAGTATCAATTCGTTCTTATAGATATGGAGGTTCATACTTAAATGGATTAGATTTTTACTATAATGATGGAACGCAAAAACTTGGTATGCGTATAAACAGTTCTGGAAACGTAGGAATAGGAACTGATTCGCCTAACAATAAACTTGAAATTTCGGACACAGGTGTAGGAACAGGTAGTACACATTTAAAAATATCAAGAGGTGCAGATGCAACAGCTGTGCAAAGAATCGCAGGGATTAAAATGGGTAATACTGCAAGTAATGATGGGAGTAATTGGATTATTCAAGCTGATTCTTCTTCAGGATATTTTGATAGTGCTAATCTTGATTTTATTCATAATGCAGCTGGAACTGCTAATACCAAAATGCGTATAACATCTGGGGGGAATATAGATATTAATTCACATACTGGAGCAACTATTGGGTATGGAGTAAGAATTGCTAAACAAAGTGGTTATTCTCAAATCTATATGGAAGCAGATACAACTACTTCAAGAATTCTACAAAGGTTTTATAATCCAACTGGAAATGTAGGAAATATATCAATAGTAGCTTATAATACTACTTATAGTACATCAAGTTCAGATGAAAGATTAAAAAAGAATATAACTAATTGGGATGAAAATATTTTAGATAAATTTAAAGATATAAAACCTAAAGAATTTCATTTTCATAATCAAGATGATTCAGAAGGAAAAATAAAAGGTTATATAGCACAAAACGAAGTAGATAAATTTCCAGAAGCATATCCTTTATTGTATAATGAAGAAGTAGGAGAAGATAGACATATGTTTAATCCTTCAGGAATGGTTGTTTACCTTATGAAAGCAATACAAGAACTAAAAGCAGAAGTAGACAAATTGAAACAAGAATGTAAATGTAAAAATTAGTATATTTGTATATAACTATAAATTTAATAAAATGTCAAAAATTAGTAAAGAAGAATTAGAATCATTATTAGAGTCAGAAAAGAAAGTTTCTGCTATTAAGCACGACTTAGGTACGTTAGATGAGCAAAAGCATAATCTATTACACGCTTTAAGTCAAGTTAGAGAAGAATCTAACAAAGTAAAAAAAGAACTAGAAGAAAAGTATGGTAAAATAAATATCAACTTGCAAGATGGTTCTTACGAGGAAATAAAAG